CGAGAGGATATGGCGCTGGTGGGACGCTGGCTACAAGTTCGACCCACAGCCCCTCACTGTCGTCCGTGTGAACCGCAAGACAGTCACGGTTCGCACCGATCAGGGCAATGTGTTCCGCATTCCCCCGCAAGAAATTGTCGGGCGATGGGATGAAGACGGGGAGCAGGGGAAATGAGCAGGGCGATCGATTTCGTAGGGAGTGAACTGCGGACCCGAATTGAGGCCGAAGAAGTCCTAGACGGACTATTGGGCAGCGAAGTGGGCAATGGCGCGGGCGCAGGGTTGGCTGCAGACATCGCCCTCGTGGGTCAGCAGCGTGATATCGCACGCATGCGACTCAAGAGTGCCAAAGATGCTGTCAACGCAGTGCTGCAGGTCTGTGACGCAGGCGAGCGTGATGGCGTAACAGCCATCAATATCGGCATCATTAGGGCTGCGTTGGCTGATGAAATGCCAGCGGACGTCAAGGTGGACGGGGACGCGAAGTGAATCAGCGTGAGGCGAACTTGCTCTCTCAACGCTTCGGTGAGGTGTGCCGCCCAGCGTCCGATCAAGCCACAGGCTCCGACTGGTCGGATGGGTACGCAGACGGCCTGCAGCACGCGTTCGGCCACCTCCTTGACTGGTGCGAGGTCAGCGTGGACGGCTTCGACAAGCTCGCGGCCCTGCAGTCTTTCGCCATCGGTGGTGGCCTGGACGTGGGCGCTGTGGGGACCATGCAACTCACCAAGGAGCAGGGAACATGAGCACGGTCCACGACGCGCAGGTGCGGGCTGAGACCCTCCGCCAAGCCGTCGCCATGCTCCGCAAGCAGACGGAGGGGGCCGCGATGGAACGTGACCACCTGAACCCGGGCATCTTGTGGGCGGCGGACTTCCTCGCGGAGTTCGTTGAGCGGGTCCACATGCTCCCAGAGGTCGAGGCCACGTCATGAGCGAGCCCACCCGTGTCATGGCGGGGATCACGCACCGACCGTTCCCAGGAAAAGACAACGGCGCGCCGATCCCCCGCGACGAGTACGCCGCGGGCCTAGTCAAGGAACTCAGCGCCACCGACCGGCAGGGAACCCTCACCATCAAAGAAGCAGACGCCTACGTCACAGCCGACCTGCTCGACGAGTTGGCCGCGGTCTACAGGGGTGAGCCCCTCGGATTTTTGGCACGCGAGATGGCAGTCAAGCTCTACGACCGGTTGGGCATCTGATGGCACGCAATGCCCGACCCACGCAGCAGGAGCGTGAGACCGTCCAGCTTATCCACTCCACCATCCAGCGCCGTTGCGCCGATACCGAGATGACTGTCTCCCAGGTCGATCAGGCCTCGATGCTGGCCGCCGCGCTGTACGACACGGCAGGTAGGCACGGAGTGACCAAGAGTCTCGCGGATGGTGTGACGTCGTTCATTGACGCGGCGATCGACGGCATACGCGCACGAGACAGGGTGACGTCGTGAGCGGGTTCACTGAGCCGCCGGAGCTGCAGGCCATCGAGGAGGCCGTCGCTGCGGGCATCTGCGAGGTGTGGGGCTCGACGCGGTTCGCCCAGTCCGTACAGGAGCCCGCGTGGATGGGCGCGGAGCAGGCGTGGCAGCGTGACGCGGACGCCGCCCAGGACGCCCTCCTGCGCGTTCAGGGCCTCATCTCCGAACTCATGACGTTGGGCAGTCTCGGTGGGCACGCTCACGAACTCCTGGACGTGGCCGACACGCTGGACCTGATCTGTGACGAGCGAAGGATCCGGCCGCTATGAGCACCCATGCGGTGAGCGTCCTGGCGCTGGCTGGCGTCTTTGTGCTCTCCGTCGTCTGCTCGGCGTTGGTGCGTCAGGTCGCCCGTCTGAACCGTCGGGTCCTTGACTTGGAGTACCCGGCGCATAAGTCAGACAGAGAAGATGCGATACGGGAGGTGCGTCGCTGGGGTGAGGAGGCCCGCAGACAAGACGCTATTAGACGGCGGCAATCCAGCCAGTAAAACGTGAGCGCCCCTCCACGACCGCAGCAACGGCGTGGAAGGGCTAAGGCACAACCTCAGCTAGGAAGGTCAGGCCCTGTGGTTATCGTGGCAGTCGCCGCAACCGTGGTGAAGTCTCGGGGCACCCGGCGTGCCCTGATCGCCCTCGCCGCGGTCGCCCCCGTCATCATCGCCACCTGGGTCATCGCCGGGCTGCTGCTGGGGCTCCTGTTCCTGGCTGGTCCCCCGCCGGACCCCACAGCGACCGCCTTGGGTGGGTGCGGTGTCGCCGCCCCCACAGCGCAGGCCCGGACCTCGTTGGCCCCCGCGCAGCTTGCGAACGCCGCCACGATCATCGCTGTGGGTCGCCAGCTCGGGATCCCCGCGTTCGGGCTGCAGGTCGGCATCGCGACTGCGCTTCAGGAATCCAGGCTGCTCAACCTCGCCCACGGCGATGGCACGAGCGTGGGCCTGTTCCAGCAGATCAACAGCTGGGGGTCGTTCGCGCAGAGGCATGACCCCACCTGGGCTGCCCGCAAGTTCTTCGGCGCGCTCAAAGGTGTCGCAGGCTGGGCCACGATGCCGCTCACTGTTGCCGCCCAAGCGGTGCAGCGCAGCGCCTTCCCTCAGGCTTACGCGAAATGGACTTCACTGGCTGCATCCGTGGTCCACCTGCCCGCGTTGGCCGGGTCCACCTGTACCGGCACCGCAGGGTTCCCCGTCGTCGCACGGAATGGTAGCCTCCCCGCCCGCCAGGCCGCGCTCATCGTGTTCGGGCACCGCCTGCAAGCCCTCGGGTTCACCGTGGGCGAGCACCCGGCCTTCGGCGGAGTTCACCCCGTACACGCCCCGCACTCCTTCCACTACATCCCCGGTGGGGGCGCGATCGACGTCAACTACGACGGGCACGCCACCCCCGAGAAGACCAAGCTCGACACGCTCATCCCCCTCGCCAAAGCCGCAGGGTTCCGGATCATCTGGCAGTTCCCCGGCCATTTCGACCACATGCACATAGACGTCAGCACCGGCCCCGACATGGGCCACTTCTAACCCACCCAGAAGAGAGGCAAGACCATGCACGCAGTAGCAGCCACAGTCGCGACGTACCTGACTCTGAAAGCGAAGCCCCCTGTGCCCGCTGCGGGGGCGACCACCGCGAACCTGCAGACCTGGATCAAGGGGAACGTGATCCCGTTGATGATCCTGATCGTCGCGGTGTCCCTGTTCCTTCTGGCGCGGTCGGGGTCGAACGCGAAGGCGATGCGGGTTGTTGGTGGGGTCCTGATCGCTGTCGCGGTTCTTGGGCTTGCGGCGACGGGTAAGGCTGACCACTTGGGTACCTGGGCTCTTAGTTTGATCGGGGTTTGACGTGCAGTTGCCGGTGGATGACGAGATTTACCGGGTGGACTCGGTGTGGTTGGGTCCGCCGGGGCAGACCCTGCCATGGCGTGCCCGGTACGCCGCGTACGGGGTGGGCCTGGTGGTGTTCCTGACGTTGGAGGGGGTGGAGCGCAGGCTCGGGGTGGGCTTGGGGTTCTTCACCCTCGCATGGACCCTGTTCGGGTCGGTGCTGTTGACGCGGGTGGTGCTCAGCGTGGTGGATCATGACCGGCCCCTACGGAGTGTGGTGGCGGGTTTCTGCCATGAGGTGAGCGCACCCCGCGAACGGGTCAAGGCGTCCGAGGCCACGCTCATGCCGCCGCGGAGCACGCCGTGAGCACGTCAGGCCTCGCCCTGCGCAAGGTCTCTGGGCACTGCACCATCACCGCTGACCGGGTGACGGCGTGGTACTTGTTGGACGGGCAGGGCTGGTCGTTCCGGCCTGACAGTGTGCGTGAGCAGCTGATCCGTGACGGCGCGGACGCCTACGCGCAGTTGGTGGGGCGCGCGGTTCATGTGCGGGTGACGACGCGCCCGTACCCCGTGAGCGACTGGGCCGCCGCGCATGACGCGAACGCGCCCGCCCCGCTGCCGGGGTGGCGGGACTACCTGCTGCGGGACCAGCGGCATCTCGCCGGCAGGAACATGAGCGACAAGGAGGTCTACGTGGGTGTGGAGGTTCCCGCCCGGCGCGGCCTGTACCGGGTCCTGGGTGGGTTGATGGGGAGCCTGGGTGACCGCGAGGTGGCGGGATTGGCAGCGCAGATCCGGGAGACGGACAGCATCATGGGTTCCCCTGGCATGGAGGGGGCACCAGCGAGCCCGCGTCAGGTGGAGTGGTTGCTGCACCGGTCCTGCTCCTTGGGCCTCCCAGCGCCGTTGACGCTCTCCAACGCTGCCGGCGCGGAGTGGGACACCGAGGACCTCGCGGAGTTCACGGACAGTGTGCGGTGGTTCGCGGAGCCCTACGGGCGCACCCTGCGGGTGTCCGGGGAAGCCAACGGTGAGTTGGTGGAGCGGCACGTCTGCGTGCTGTCCGTGGGCCGCATGAGTGACCTGGAGATCCCGTCAGGTACGCCGTGGATGCAGCGCACCGACGCGCTCAGCTTCCCGGTCGAGTGGTCTGGGCGGGTCCTCGTCGAGGACGGGGCACGGGTCGGTGGTGCGATGCGGAAGGCGATACAGAAGATCCGCGCCCAGAAGGAGCACTACGAGGTGGAGCACACTGAGCCTGCACCGGGCGCCCTGGACCGGCAGGCGCGGCGGGCGTTGGCTGTGGAGGATGACCTGAGCGCGGGCCTGAGCGGGCTGAGCACGCGCACATCCGGGCATTACAGGCTCGCCGTCAGTGGGGCGAGCCAGGAGGAGGCGTTGGAGCGGGCGGGCCAGGTCCGCAAACTGTTCGCGCCCACCATCAGCATCTCGCGGCCGGTGGATCAGTACGCGGTGGCCCGCGAGTTCGTTCCCGGTGAGCCGTTGGGCAGCGTGGCGTACAAGCGGCGAATGCCCGTCACCACGTTGGCCGCCGCCGTCCCAGCAGCCACAGCGAAGGTCGGTGACCGGCGCGGCATCCACCTCGGAGAGACCTCGGGGACGTCGCAGCGGGTCGTGACGTGGGAGCCGTGGGAGGCCACGGAGCGCAAGGAGGAGAGCGGCCTGGGCGTGGTCGTGGCGGGCCTTGGTGGGGGAAAGTCCACCGCGGGCGGCAACATCATCTACCGCTCACTGATGCAGGGCGTGCCGTGGACGGTGCTCGACCCGTCGGGGCGCCTGACCGCGCTCTCCCGGCTGCCCGAGCTCGAAGGGTGCGCGCAGGCAGTGGACCTGTTGGAGGCCCAGCCGGGGTGCCTGAACACGTACAGGGTCATCGCCGAGCCCAGACCCGAGCACTACGGCACGGAGCCAGAGTGGCGCACCGCGGTCGAGCAGGCCCAAGCGACCCGCCGGATGCTCACCAGCAGCGTGCTCCGGTCCATGCTCCCTGCCGGGTTGCAGGACCACGTCTTGACCGAGGTCGCGTTGTTGCGGGCGGTTGGCGCGGTCCAAGCCGCACACACGTCCGCGCCGGGGTACGTCGTGGACGCGTTGAAAGCCATGACGGGTGACCCCGAACTGGTGCGGCACGCCGGCTACCTAGCGGACTTCTTCGGTGAGGCCGCGAAGACGAGCCACGGCAGGCTGATCTTCCCCAGCGGGTACTACCTCGACAAGGGGCATGACGCGCCTCTGCTGACGGTCTACTCGCTGCGGGGGTTGGCCCTGCCCGATGACGGGTCGAGCGGCACCGATGACCTGGACGAGCGGCTCAGCATGTGTGTCCTCTTCTTGGCCGCCTGGTTGACGCAGCGGTCCATGTACGCGGGTGACGTGCACCAGCGCAAAGGCATCTTCCTTGATGAGGCGTGGGCGTTGGGGACGTTCTCGGCGGGCCGCAGGTTCATTGACCGGGCGAGCCGGGACAGCCGGAAGCACAACACGCGGGTCCTCTTGGCGTCCCAGAACCCGTCCGATCTGCTCCGGTTGGACCTGGGCAACCTCGTCAGCGCCGCGTTCATCGGCAGGCTCACGGATGAGGCTGCGCAGCGGGACGCGCTCAAGCTGTTGCCGGGGATCAGTGAGGGCGTCGGGTATGAGCCCATTTTCGGCACCCTGAGCGCGCCGACCCGTGAGGGCAGGCGTGGGGCGCGGGAGTTCGTGTTCAGTGACGGCGCGTCGATTGAGCGGATCCGGATGGATATGGGCGCGCACCCGCACCTTCTGGACGCGCTCAGCACGACCGCGGACCCGGAGAAGGCCCGGGACCGGGTCGCCCACCTCGCAGCGGTGGTGGTCGCATGAAGAGCACCGAACGAGGGAGCACCATGAATCAATCGCTAGAGGACTGGGATCGAGAGCAGCGGAACCGAGACGCCAGGCGAGAGAAAGCGGAAGGCCCATACAAAAAGTGGGCAGGCTACCTGCATCTCGCTAACTGGGGGCACGGACTGCCTGTTTTTGAGCGGCTGCGGGACGCTGACCGGGCCATCCGTGAACAGCGCCACGCAAACAACGTCCGAGGCGGGGACTACGAAGGACTCACGTTAGCTGTCCGTGTTTGTGCTGCCACCTTCGCTGACCAGATAGCAGCGGCTGCGCCTGACCCTAGCGATCCAACTCTGCTGTGGGTGCTCGCGGGACTGCGTTGCACGTTGCGGCCGTTCTGTACGGGCTGCACTGCCTGCCAGAGCATCACGTCACCACTGCGTCCATCAGGTGCCCCCTGATGGAGGGCCAGTACCGGATCGACTCCGTGTGGGCGTTCACCCAGATCGACACTGACGGCACCGAGGGCATCATCGCCATGACGATCCCCGGGCTCGGTTTCACCCCGCTGCTCGGCGCTGACCTGGCCCGCATCGCGTCGTTGCGGCCCTACGCGCAGAAGATTGCGACCGCCACCGGGCGGCCCGTGGTCCTGTCCCACTACTCCGTGCGCACCGACCAAGAGACGATCCAGCCATGAGGTTGCGCCGGGTTGTGGCGGTGGTCGTGGTCACGGTCGCGCTCATGGGCACCCTCGCAGGCAGCGCGCAGGCCCTGCCCGGTGTCCCCGACTGCCGCGACGCACCCGTAGCCGCGATGCCCGGGGACGGCGTCACCGGGTTCTTCGACGGCAAACCCGCCAAGATCCCGCCCGCGGGTGACCCGTTCGCAGCCAAACCCACCACATCCGTGTACGAGCAATACGGCTACGCGGGTTTGACGTGGCACACCTACGACCTTGGGACCGCGCCCGTGTGTGTGGACGTAGCCACCACCACCGACACGATGCTGGGGAACTGGGCCATGGGGTTGGCCACCGTCGCAGTCTCAGCGGCGAACGGGTTGCACAACAAGATCGCCCACCCCGCCACCTACATGGCGCCCCTGGACTCGGTGGTGGCGCGGGTCAGCGCCCAGATCAAGGCCGCCGTGTGGGACCCGTGGGGCGCCATAGCCCTGCTCGCCCTCGCGGGTCTGCTGCTGTGGCGTTCCGCATCGGGCCGGCTCGCCTCGGTGGCGAAGGGCGCGGGGTGGGCTGTGGTCGTGGTCGCCGTCATGGCCGGCCTCGCCGCCGAACCCGTGAAGGCCGCGGGGTTCTTCGACGACACGGTGACGGGGGCGATAGCGCAGGTGGATGCGGCGTCAGCGGGCCTGGTCGGGACTCTGCCGGGGTCTGACCCTGCCACCGCGCAAGGCGCCCTCGTGGTGGATCGGGTCCTGTACGACTCCTGGCTGCGGGGGATGTTCGGGACCTCCACGTCCGCCACCGCGCGCACGTTCGGGCCCCGCCTGTTCCGGGCCCAAGCGTTCACCTGGGCTGAGGCCGCGCAGCCCCCCGACAAGATTAAAGCCCTCGCGGACCAGAAGGCCACCGCGTGGAAGACCGCAGCGGACGAGCTCGCCACCAAAGACCCCGCCGCGTACCTCGCGGTGCAAGGCAAGACGGACGCCCGGAAGGGGGTGGGGGCGATGGCCGCGTTCGGGGTCGCGTTCACCAACCTGTTCAGGGTGTTGGCGGACTTCTTCGTGTTCGCCGGGCTGGTGATGCTCCGGTTCCTGGTGATGTTCGCGCCCGCTGTTGCGGTGCTCGCGGTGTTCGGGCGGGGCTCGAGCGTGGTCAAGCGGGTGCTGAACTTGGGCGCGTCGAGCGTGGTCAACGTGGTCGCGTTCTCGGCTGGGTCAGCGGTGCAGACCACCGTCGTCGCCGCGTTGCTCGGAGGCACCCGGGGCGGGGGGTTGGACGCGGTCACGCTGGTGTTGTGCGCCGTCGCCACCGTGGTCGCCCTCGTGGTGTTGTGGCCCATGCTGTCCCTGACGAGGATCGTGGGCGTGCACAAAGCCGGCGGCGGGGTGCTCCGCAAAGCTGTCAGGTTGGCGGGGAAGGCCGCCGGTGCCGCTGTTGGGGGCGCAGCGAGTGGCGCTGTGGCAGCCGAGATCCTCGAAGACGACGACGATGACGAGAAGGGCGCGGCGGGCAAGGGGCTTGTCGCGGAAAGTTTCAGCAGAGAGGACCAGACCATGAACGAACCGCATGTGCCGCGCGCTGTTGGTGTCGCAGGCCAGGACCCGCCACGTCGCCCCCGTGAGCCTGACGCTGGGGGTCGTGAGCCTGAGCGGTGGGTGTTCGACCCCGCCACGGGGAAGACGGTCCTGAGCGAGCCTGAGCCTGAGCCGGTGGACGCATGAGTGACAGTGAAGATGTCCGCCACGCTGCCGCAAAATTGCGGACTCTGGCGGAGGCCGCGACACCGGGGCCGTGGGCCCGCGACTACCACTACATCACCGCAGAGGTGCCCAGTGGGCGCCCTGGTGGTGAGGTGATCGGGCAGATGACTCCTTCAGTCGTCCGCCTCGGCACCCCCGATAAAGCCAACGCAGCCTATGTCGCCACCATGCATCCCGGTATGGCCCTCGCGGTGGCCGACTGGCTGGATGATGAGGCTGTCGGTGCGCAGACCGAGACGGGCGAGCCCACTGCGCACTCTCTAATCATCGCCCGCGTCATCAACGCCGCGGCGGAGGTGGCCCCGTGAACGTGCTCCGGTGGCCGCTCTGGTCCTGGCGGAACCTCGCCGCAGCCCTCGCCGTGGTCGTCGTGGCCCTGTTCGTGGTCGGTCACCTGAGCGCGCCCGCCACAGCGGACCCCACCCCTGTTGCCGCCCCCACAACAGCGCCCGTGGCCGAGGACCCCGTGCCCACGTACACGCCCGGGCCACCCACCACGCCCGCCCCCCAGCCCACGAAGGACGTGCGGTTGGACATGATCGCCACCGTCCAAGGCTTCATGGGGGCGTGGGCGCGCCCACAGTTGGCCCAGAGTGAGTGGCTCGCGGGGGTCACGCCGTGGGTCACCCCCGCCATGGCGAAGAGCTTGGCGACTACGGACCCCGCCCGGGTCCCCGCCACCAAGATCCTGGGTGAGCCGGTGCTGCGCCAGTACGACCAGGACGGGTGGCGGTGGGCGTTCGTCGACGTGAACACGGACGGCGGCAAACTCGTGGTGTCCCTGAGCTCGGTGACCCTTGAGCCGCAGATACGCCGCTGGACCGTCACAGACATCAGCCCAGCGGGAGAGGGTGCACCGTGAGTGACCTGACCGAGTTCTTGCTGGCGCGCATCGCTGAGAAGGAATCTGGCATAACCACTGCCCGCGCCAAGGCCGAGTGCGCTGACCTGCGACGGATGGTCGCCCTGCAGGAGATCGAAATACTGCGCGTCCTTGCGCTGCCCTTCTACTGCCACCCCGAATGCAGGCGGGAGTGGCTGGCATGACCCTGGACACGGTGCAGGGGGTCGCTGTGAGGGCCACCAAGGCAGCCCCGCGGGTGGGTTGGGCACTGGTGCGGGACGCCGCCCGTCAGGCCCGCAAGCACCCGCGGTGGGCCATCGTGTGGGCCACCGTGGTCGCCCTCGCCGTCTACTACCAGCACAACCTCCTCGCCCTGGAAGTGTTCGCCGGGGTCGCCGTCCCCGCCCTGCTCGTGGCCGTCGTGTCCCGGTGCTGGCCCAACCTCTGGCGCCGCAGGGTCGCCGCACCAAGGGAACGCAACGTTTGGGTCCGGTGGGCGCGGTCGAACTGGCCCAGGTTGAGTGAGGAATGCGGGCTCACCGGGACACGCCCGGTGATGCAGAAGACCCAGAACGCCAAGGGGAAGTGGGTCATGCGGTCAGTGCAGGCCATCACCCGCCCCGAACTCGTCGACGTCAGTTTCAAGGGCAGCACGCTCACCATGGTCATCCGGATCAGGTTCGGGCAGACCGTCGATGACTTGAGCGCGGCTGGGGAGGCGATCTGCGCCGCCATGGGCGGGGTGTCCTACCGGGTCACCAGGGGCCAACCAGGGGTCCTCACGTTGCACGTCCTCACCGTCGACCACCTCGCCGCCCCCCGGCTCGCCACGATGCCGTCAGGTGCCGTCCCCAAAGTCCCCGGCGCGGTGACGATTGGCCGCAACGAGGACAACACCCCGTGTGTGCTGCAGATCTCCGGAAGGCATTCGTTGGTGGTCGGTTGCAGCGGCGCCGGCAAAGGTAGCGTGTTCTGGGGTGTCATGGGCGGGCTCGCCCCCTCCATCCGCGCAGGCCTCGTCGAGGCGCAGGCGTTGGACATGAAGCTCGGGGTCGAGGTCACCATGGGCCGGGAACTGTTCACGGCGATCGCGTCCGAGCGGGACGAAGCTCTGGTGTTACTGACCCGGCTCAGGGACCGCATGAACGTCCGTGGGCGGGCCATGGCTGGGGTGTCACGCGCCCACACACCCACCAAATCCGAGCCACTCGTCTGTCTGCTCATTGACGAATTGGCCGACCTACTTGCCTACTCCGACCCCGCCACCAAGAAGACCGCTACCGGGCTCTTGTCCGAGATCCTCACCAAAGGCCGCGCACTCGGATTCTCGGTGGTCGCCTGCATGCAAGATCCCCGCAAAGAAGTGATCCCCTCAAGAGGATTGTTCACCCAAATCCTCGCCTTGCGACTCCGGTCCCCAGAGGAGGTCACGATGACCCTCGGTGCCGGCATGGCGGCCAAAGCCCCCGCCCACCACATCTCCCCCGCCACCCCCGGCGTCGGGTACGTCGTCGCCGACGACGGGCAGGCGATGCGGATCCGCCCGGACTACTGGACCGACGACATGGTCCGCGCTGTGGCCGCCCGGTACGCGACACCGCTGCCGAGCGACATGGTGCGGGTCCCCGCCGCTGGACGCAGGCGCAGGGGCACCGCGGAGGTCAACGCCGAGAACGAGGCGCAGGCCGCAGCTGACCGCGCCGCGTTGGCTGACATCGAAGCCCAGATCCGCGACGACGGATACGGGGACCTCACCGGGTAACCAGCGGGCCAGGACCGCCCGGGATGGCCGCTCAGGCGACACGCCGTACGGCCTGCAAACACCTAGAAAACGCTTGCATAGGGGGGTACGCTCAGCCGACGAGCAGTGAGGAACGAGCCGCACAGGACAGCGGAGCGTTTTTCCTGTATCAAGGTTTGTTCGGGGTGATTGCAAGGCAGTAAGAGCGGGACGCAGGAGAGCGGGCCAACACCGTAAGGGTGCTGGCCCGCAGTCATGCCAGGGTCTTCCTAGTTCTCGGTTTGCCGTGTTGCTGTTCGGCGGTCGAGTTCGTCGTGCAGCGCCTGGACGACTTTGGCAAGCTCCTGATCGGGAAGCCTCACTGTTGACCGTGCGAGCCGCTCCCACTTCGGCAGGCGTTCACTCTCAAAGTGCGCGGACTGGCCGCTCCTTGTCACTTGGCGCACGCGGGTACCTAACGCTGGACGCTCACGAAGGGAAAGTCGCTCGGCGAGCGACTTTCCCGCTAGAACCTTAGCCTCACGCTTGGTGTACCCGAATGGCTCGATCGGGCGGCCAGGACGAGAAGGGACCTCACGGCGGACATCAGCCAGACGACGCCGATAACCCTCTTCGCCAGTGCGCCGCTCATCCATCGCATCCGCGAGCTTCGCCTTCACCTCGATGTCGCGGATCCCGTGCAGGATCTGGTCACGGTCGATACCTTGCTGCGTCAGGAAGTAGTCGAACTCACCCGGCATGAACCGGTAGGTCCCAAGGCCGTCACGGAATTCCCGCCAGTCGCCGGCGTCGAGCATCGCGATCAGCAGATCAGCCATCTTGGCCAGTCCAAGGTTGGTCATCTGGAGGCTGAACTGGTGCACACGCCGCCCGTGCGGATCGAGGAAGTCCTCTTCCTTGGTCACTCGGGAGCCAGCCATGACGGTGTCCCCTCTTCAGAGCGTTCACAGTGCTCGTACACGCGGGTAGTCATCCACGCGATCGAGGCCGCCAACTGGTCATGGGTTGCGTCCTCACGTTTGTCGTACCCTCCCGCCTCATTGGCCCGGTACTGGAACTCAGCGATGTTGTTCCAGCGCAGGTCATGGACAACATGGTGGTGCATCCAGTTGCTGATCTTCTGGAGTTGGGCACGCAGCTGCTTGTTGATCGTCCGCGGATCGGCCTGCGTGACCGTGACGTCATCAACCTCAGGCGTCGAGTACAGCCGAGGAAACCGCCGAACCCGACGCGCAGCCAACGCCACCCGAGGACCGTACGTCGCTGGCACACCAAGCGCCTCGAACTCACGCTCCCATTCAGCCAGTTCCACTGCTGGAATATCGCCGTCGGTCTCACCCACAACGGTCGCGTTCTGAAACACCGGGTTGGACAGGTCCAGCAGGCGGAACCGCAGTTCGCTGCCATTCCCACCACCGCCACTCCCTCGTTCATCTGCGTCCTCAAGCTGCTTCAACTCTTGAACGACATGCTGGGTTGGCAGCATGGCCGCCGCAAACGCCTCCCTCAACTCCTGGTGGTCAGGGATGAGGAACTGTGCGGGCAGGATCATCCTGCGCGCACGCTCTGTCTTGGTTATCCGCATCGCGCGGGCCATCATCTGGGCGACAGACAACGGCGCCACGATGTTGGAGGCGTACGCGATAGTCGAGACCTCCGGGCAGTCGAACCCCTCAGTCACCATCTTCACTGCCACGATCGCGCACGACCTTCGTTCCTGCCTTGCCTGGCGCAACGTCCGTAGTACGCCCGGTTCATCGTTGACAACGAGGTGTGCAAAGTCGTCGCCGACGAGTTGGTTGATGGCGTCAGCTGCGCGGCGGGCTGCCTTTACGTTGGCCGCGATGTAGAGCATCTTGAGCGGCTCCTCAGGACCGATGGCGTCCTGTTGGTTCATCAGCATCCGCACCGCCTCTTTCGCGAATCCGTCGACCCACGCGCGGGACTCGAACGAATCACGGATAGCGGCTTTGCGCAGAGTAGGACTGAGATCGGCCAGTGCGCCGCTGGTTACCTCCTGCGTGCGCAGGTCAAGGACTTCCGCGCGGCCGGTGTAGACGTATGAGTCTGGTGGACGCAACTGTTTGCCCACCAGATCGGCGGTTGAGATCGAGTAATCGGCTTGGGCGTGCCACGCTGCGTCATCACCGACCTCGACGTGTTCGTATCTGACTGTGCTGATCCTGTCCGTCCCATTCGATCGGAACAGGGTTCCTGTCAGGTTCAGCACGCCCGCGCATTTGATTCCGCCGAGCTGGCCGACCATGACTTTCGCCGCGTTCCCCCACGCCTTGGTATCCGCGACGTGATGAACCTCGTCCAAGACGACCAGGGTCGGATGAGCCTGCTGGCGGGTGACGTGACCACTCGCAGATCCGGGCAGCGACTGGTATGTCACAACCGCTCCGACTGTCCCTGGGAGCTCAATGAATCCGTTGCGCGGCTCAGAGTCGAGGTGGATGCCGAGGGCACTCATCGTGCGGACCCACTGCTCGACCAACGCCTTGTTGGGAACGACGACGACGAGTCGCTCAGCGAATCCGGCAGCGGCTAGGCGCTGGAACACTGTGCCGGCGAAGATCGTCTTACCCGCGCCGGGTGCGGCATTCAGTGTCGCGACGCCCTGCTGGAAGATTTTGTCGAGGATGGTTGGCAACGCTGCGGCCTGCCACTCCCTTAGTTGGACAGTCGCACGGTCACTAACGTCCTCGGCGCCAACGGACCAGTTGCACGGCGCGCACCACGCTTCCATGTTCTCCAGGGTGGTCGCACCGCCTCCTGACCACGGCATGAGGTGCGCCTGTTGCCAAGTGGAGTCAAGTTCGACGTCGCAGCGTTGGCACTTGCCATCGGCCCGGGTGAACAGCGTGACGAGTTCGTCTTGGGACAGTCCGCGGCGGCGGTCCCTCCCGTAGTTCATTTCTCGGCCTTGGTTTTGCTGCCGAACCATGTGCGGACAGCTTGGCCGCTGATGGGGACACCGGTTGTCTTGTCGAGTTCACGGGCGATCTGCTCCCATGACACGCCTGTTTCGCGGCGGCTGGCAACGTGCTCGGCTAGGGGTTGCCCAAGGCGGGCTTCGATTAGCTGGTAACTGCGGGTCTGTTTCGGGTCCATGCGGGTGATGATGGCACGATTGCACGCCGCGTGCAAAAGATTGTTGTCATCCGCGTGTCGCACCGACCCGTGAGCGGGTGAGCGCGCCACCATAGGCCCATGAGCGAACACTTGACATTGACTGAGGCCGCGCAGCGCGCCGGGGTGTCCCGGTCCACCATCCGCAGGAAGCATGAGGACAAGAAGTTCCCCCACGCGGCGATCGTCCGCGGGCAGTGGCGGATCCCCATCGAAGACCTAGAGGCGTCGGGTGTGATGCGGCGGGCGTACGCGATGAGCCCGCTCGTCGCTCACCCTGGCGAGGCTGTGGCGGAGGTTGTCGAGCACGAAGAGCGCGCTCCTTTTGCAGGATCGCTCAGCGTGGTGGAGGAAATGGGCAGGTTGCGGGAGGCGTTGAGCGCGGCACTGCACCGAGCTGAGCTCGCGGAGGCTATTGCGACGGAGCGGGGTATGGCGTTGGAGCGCCACGACCGGGCCATGCTCATGCTCGAAGCCGCACCCAAGCCCCCTGCCGCGATTGAGGCGAGGCCGGTGGGGGAGCCGTGGTGGCGCAGGCTCCGGACGCAGCAAACCGCCCCACAACCCTCAGGGATGAAGTGAGGACTGCGGGGCGGTTCTTCGTGCGCCACCTATCAAGGGATGCGTGCGTCAGGCTACACGGGCGCGGGGACAGGGGAACGCGAGAACGCCCCGCCTATCCGAAGACAGGCGAGGCGTTCCATGGAGACGTCCCCTCCGATCAGGAGGCTACCTCAACGGTTCCAGGTGCGACGACGGCCCCAGCCTTGAGCCATGCGGGGATCAGACCCCGGTCCTCCAGAGCGTTCACAACCTTCGTGGCGACCGCGAGGAACCCCAACACGACGGCGAGCTTCGCTGCCAGGGGTGAGGACTGGGGGAGTGCGAGGGCGAGGATGGGGACGATGCCGATGCACGCGACCAGGAACTGGTAGGCGGTGCGTAGGGCGCGGCGGGTGGAGTCGTTCATGGTGCTCCCTTAGTGGTGGTTGGCGGTGCGGAACCGGGCGTAGGCGGCCTGGGTGGGGGTGTCCCAGAGCCCGGTGACGGTGACGGCGAGGAGGCCTTGTGCGCGGCGGGTCCACGCGGTGATCGCGAACCGTGACTGGTCGCCCCACTTGCCGTCCTCAACGGTGCCGATGACGCGTTGGATGAGGCGGATGGTGGAGTCTGCTGACCCGGCGAGGGTCCCGGCTTTGGCCTGGGCCGCTGTGGTGACCCACCCGGATCTCTGATCCGTCTCGGCGCCCCATACTCCGTCTCGGCGGACGGGCGCGAACGCGAGCAGGGTCTGCCACGCGGTCACGCTCAGACCCGCCGTGGTCGGTGGGGGTGGGGGAGTGGTGTGCGGGGTGCCCATGATCGCCACCACCCTGGCCATGAACGCGGCCCAAGGGAAGTTCTCGCCCACATCGGTGTGGGTGCCCTGCCGGTAGACGCGGGTCACGGCGTGGTGGTCGACGATGCCCCGCTGCCCAGCCCCAAGCTCAGCGTCGGACAGGTGCCGCGCGGGTAGCCCGTAGGCCTTGCACCATGCGGCGGTGCGTTGCGCGGCCCGCTCAATGATCGCCAACGAAGGACCGTCAGCCCACTGCGCCACGGACTGCCCTGCCCTGCCGGCCATCTCTAGTTGGAGCCCGTCACTGTTGGCGCCCGGCGCGGCCCAAGCGGTGTCACCGTCGAGGACGTACCGGCATTCACTGTCGGGGTCGATGCCGACGTGGCTGGAGGCTTGGGTGGCTGGCCGGGCGAAGTAGTTGCCGACCGCCTCAGCGGTGCTGAGGTCTTCCGGGCTTTCCATAGTGTGCAGAATTACGCAGCGAATGGGCTTGAGACGGCCCTTATGGAAGTTCGGGCTCAATATGACTGTCATAGCGGGTCGCCTTTCGTGCGAGGGGTTGCGGTGGTCGTGTGGGACGCCGCCCGCTCAGCCGGTTATCAGGGGAGACACGGCGAGCAGGCGGCGCGAATGTGGGGGTGCTAACGGCGGGATTGCAGGTACAAGGATCCGACCGCGACCACGGTGCCCAGGCCAGCACCGAACCGGGCGAACGGGGACCAAGTGTTCGCTTCCTCCGCGCCTTTGAGCCGCGCGGTGGCCTCGACCGCTTCCTTGGCCTCTTTCAGCGCCAGGGCTAGGGCGACAGCGGTTTTGTCCCTGGCGAGGGCGTCAAGGTCGAGGCGTTGAGTGACTGTCTCGAGTTCGCGGGCGCGGTCCTCCACCTCGTCCATGCGGCGGGTCAGGGTGCTGGTCCGCTCGAGGACTTGGTTGAGCACACCTTCCATCCGTGTGAGCTGGACGGGGGTGGATTCGGCTATGCGGGGCTCGGGGAGTTGAGCCATTAGGGAGTTGGGCATGGGGTGTCCAGCTTTCGTCGACGTGCGGGTGGGGGCGCGGGATCTGGACGCCAGACGGGGGTATCTCACGAGACGGGTTTCTGCCGTCTCGCAGGGGGGTGGTGCTGGGGGTGCGGGGTGGGTGGGGCCGGCTTAGGATCCGTCTGACACAACGCCAGGGGGCCGCACACTCCCGGGACTTAAAGTAACGGGGTCAGGCGGTGACTTCGAGGCGGGTCCAGCGGCCCGTGGTGCCGGACGCCTCAAACCAGACGTAGCCGCCCCGGTAGGCAGAGTCGGTGGCTGTGTTCGTGTACGGCCCGACATCGGTGCGGCTGATACTGACCGTGGTCGGGGTGACGGTGATCTTCCCGGTGATGTTCTGCGGCAAGGTGAGGGCGACGGTGGTGACGTTGGCGTAGTTGGTGACAGCGACCCCATCGGTGTATTTGCTGATCGCTAGGGCACCGAGGCCGTTGATGAGGACCCGGTAGCCGTTGATGCCGGTGGCTGCCCCTGAGTCGTTGTAGGGCTTGTCGTCCCCTGCGCAGATGAAGAACCCCATGAAGCGGCCTGTGTCGCTCATCGACTCGATCCGCAGGCTGTAGTCGATGGTGAACGTGTCCGCTGCTGGGAGGCCCTTGATGGGGCTGATCGCCCCCGCGAGGACGGTGCGCCCGCCGAGGTTGGTCACGTCAGCGAAGCCCCACCCGTCAGGGGCGGTGAACACCCCACGGATGGCCGCCGAGCCTGCGATGTGGCCGTGGTAGAAGGCTTGGGACGTGAACGGCATCTTGGGTAGCCGGTAGGCGTACCCGGTCTGTGCGCCCTTGGAGTAGATCGGGTCGTCGGAGTACCAGCCATCGACCCCTTTGGTGAGCACGGCTGCGACATCGGACTGGCGGCTGACCGTGTAGGCGAACACCTTGACCCCTACGGCGTGCAGGGACGTGACCAGGGCCGTGGTGAAGGACGCTTGGGTGTAGTCGATGCCCACCGATTTGACCCCTGCCGCTGCGAGGGCTGCGGGGGTCTGCTCGATGCCGGTGGTCATCGTGAACAGGACGTGCGCGCCGGATGCGACAAGGGTGGGGATGCTCGCCCAGAACGACGTGGACGCCATCACTGACTCAGCGACCCCGAACCGGGCGATCTGCGCGGCGAGTGGCGCGGCGGCTTCAGGGGTTTTCGCTTCGACGCTGATGACGACACGGTTCCCGAACTCGGTGAACAGTTGGGACAGCAGGGGTGGGCGCAGGTTGCCCCACCCGCCACCGAACCACGATGCGGCGTCGATGGTGAGGTTCTGCCAGGACATCGCGGACTGGTCGGTGGTGGCCCCGGTGCCGGTGGTGGTCCGGTCGAGGGTGTTGTCGTGCATGACGGCGAGTACCCCGTCAGCGAGGAGCCCGGTGTCTGCGTCGATGACGGTTGCGCCTGCGCCCAGCGCGGCCCGGTATCCCTCTAGGGTTTCTTCGGGTGCGAGGTTCGCGCCGCCTTTGTGTGCGATGGCCAAGGGGTAGGTCAGGTCCACGACACGGGCGACGAAACCGGGCAGTTGGTTGGCTGGGACCTTCCCGCCAACCAGGGACGCATAAGTGGAACTAAGCGCAGTCTTCGTGGTGCCCGCACCGACCGCCGTGGCGAGCTGGGCGTCGCTCATAACTGGGCCCTGCGGACCAGTGGCACCGGCCGGCCCGGTGGGGCCCGCCACGACGGAGTCGGCGCCCGCTGGCCCCGGCACAGTGGAGGCCGCACCGGGAACACCCTGGATGCCTTGGGGACCGGTCAATCCTTGGGGTCCGATGGGTCCACCGGATGGACCAACCGGCCCGACAGGACCCACCACAACAGGCACACCAGCGGATGTGGGGACCGGGGACAACGCCGAGTAGTCGATCGTGTCAGGGGACTTCGCGAGGAACACGTCGAAGCTGCGCCCGCCAGTGGTGCGCTCAACCACTTTCCAAGTCCAGGATGTGGGGTTCCCGGCGCTGTCATCCGTGGCGGGCAGCTCGAACCCGGCAGGGAACGCGCCGTTGACCAGGACCGCGGAGACCTTCGCTGGGAGGGTGACGACTTTCGGGCCGAGGTAGAGGACCGGGACACTGGGGATGAAGTCGATTGACCCGACAGCGGGGGTGCCGTCGGGGTCGAGGACCAGGCCGGTGATGCTAACTGTGGTGATCCCTGCGGGCAGTGCCATGGTCAGGCTCCTTGATGGTGGTGCGGGTTGGGCAGGGATCAGACTTCGATGAACTTCGACACCCGGTAGTAATCGACGGTCAACGTCGTGGCCGGGTCCGCGAACGTTGCGGTCGACCCTGCTGCGCCCGCACGGATCACGCTGTACCCGTTCTTTGTGGTCGCGCACGCGGGGTAGGTGCCGCTGATCAGGCACACGTTCGTTGCCGAGTTGCTGGCCAGCGGGTCGTCGGGGTGCCCCACCCATGTGCCGCTGATTTGGGAGCCCTGGGTGTAGATGTTCCAGAACGAGTCCTGGTCCCCGCCGTTGGTCGTCCACCACGTCGCTGAGGTGTCGACGAACTCGTACACCTTCACACTGTCGAGGAACACGGTGAACCGGACGAAGCTGCTGGGCAGCGCCGGGTTCGCGGTGGTCAACCCGCCCGCGTCGGTGACGGGAACAATCTCGGTGGCCCAGGTGTGCCAGCCGGGGTCGTAGGTGGGCGCCTCGAAGAAGGTCCGGTTCTGGTTGTTCGTGTACGCGCTGGGCACGAACGTCCCGGCGTTGTTGGTGCGATGCAGTGTCGAGGAGTTCTTGCCGGGTATCTGCCCGTGGAAGTACTCAAGGATGTCCCACTCCGCCGTCGTCGCGCCCCCGTTCTTGGCGGTCAGCCAGATCGCCGGCCAGACACCCTGCCCGTGAGGAGTCTTGCAGCGGAACTCGAACCTCAGGTAGCGGGGCAGGTAGAAACCGGCGGTCTTGGTATCCATCATTCCGGCCGTGAACTGCTGGCCGCCGGAAACCTCACGCTTGGACAGCAGCTTCACCGCAGTCCCACCCGTTGCCCCCGTGACACCGGTGGCCAGGACGACGTTGGCGGCGAGGTAACGCTGGATCCTGGTGGGCGCCCCGAACGTGGACAGGTCGTAGACGGAGTGCTTGGTGGGGTCCAAGGCGACGTACGGCTCGTCCCAGACGAGGCTGAAGTTGGGGGTGATCGGCGGCGGCGGTGGCGGCGGGACCGCGCTGGCGATCTCACGGACCACCGCGGCAGCCTCAGCATGAACCGCGTTGATGACACCACGCAGGATCGCCGCAGTCTCCACCCCGAGAGCGGTGATGACGCCGCGGACCCGCAACGTGGTCGCCGCGCCGATGGTCCCACCGGTGAGGGGGCCGGCGAGGGTGCTGATCGTTGGGGCGGACGACACAACCCCAACCCAGAAAGTGGGCAGTATCGGGCTGGTGGATCGGGCGCCGATGATGATCTGGTTCGCGGCCGCGGTCCCGTAGTCGCTGGTGCAGTTACCCGAGTCAAAGAGCAAGGTCGTGCCCGCGCTGTTCCATAAACGGAGCCGGCCTACACCTGCGGCCCCGACCTGGGTCAGCTGGAGCTCGCAGTAGTAGGTCGTGTTCAGGGACATGGTGCCGGGGTTGACGGCGTTGGTCATGACGTTCGCGGCGTTCATCAACCGGATTTCGCCGGCCGCGCCGGTGCCGGCGAAGTCGATGTTCGCGCACACCGAGCCGCTGGACATGATGGTGGCGATGATCGCGCTGGTAGCGGACCAGCTCGCCGGGGTCCGGAACACGAATCCGACCGTGCGGAAGGTGGACGCGGGGACTGGCAGGGTCAGGCAGGACGCGGTTGCGGTGACCTGGTCGAAGCGGACTAGGGGGAAGCCGCCTACTGGGAACGCGGCGTCGGTCTTGGGTGGGGTGCCGGTGATCGCTGAGGGGGACGTGGTGTCTGCGAGGCCGCGGCTGCTGGTGGTGACTACGGCCTCGTCGGCTGCGCCGCTCATCGCCCACCGCAGGTCGGTGGTGATCCCCACGACCGGGGCAGGGAGTGGTCCGGCGAGGGTGGTGATGGTGTTGGCGCCCTGGACGAGCCCAGACCAGAACGCTCCGACTGTGGGGGTGGAGTCGAGGCGGCCGATCTGGATGCCGTCGCAGGTGGTGCCGATGTTCGCGGTCAGCGAGCCCGAATCGTAGAGCGTCGTGAGGCCGGCCGCGTCGAAGACACGGAGACGCAGAACACCGCCCGCGCCGGCCGCCTGGTGCTGAAGCTCGCAGTAATACGTGGTGGACAGTGCTAGGACGTTGTTGGTGGATCGGGTCAGCTCGGTCCCTGCGGCGTCGGTGAGCCGCACCGAGCCGGGCGCGGAGGTCCCGCCCATCACTATCCGGGACTGCGGGGCGGTCCCGGAAACAACGGTCGCGTAAGTCCACGCGACAGTCGCCCACGCGGCTGGGGTGCGGAACACGAACCCGAGGGTCCTTGTGGTCCCGGCGCTGAACGGCAGGGTCAGGAACGTCAGGGTCGCCGCCACCTGGTCGAAGCGGACTAGGGGGTAGCCATTGACCAGGAAAGCGGTGTCGACCTTGGGGACGGTCCCTGTCAGCACGGTCGGCTGGGTCGTGTCCAGGGTGCCCTTAAGTGTGGTCGTCAAAGGGGTTTCGTCAGCGACACCCCTCAAGCCCCACTGCAGATCTACGCTCATGCGAGCTCGACGATGATGGTCCCGACCGGCGTACCAGCAGGAGCCGCGGCGCCATGAGCAACCACGAGGCTGTCGTTCATGGTGACGCCGTTGCGGACCAGTGCCGCGGCGGTGCCCTGCTTCCCAGTGAACCGGGTATCAAGAGTGCTGGCCTGAGCCGTCGAGGGTAGCCGGGCATCGTCGAGGGTCCCGGTAGTCAGGGCGGACGCATCGAAGGGCGCACCGCCGGTGCCGGTGCCGATAGGGGCGCCATTGACGGTCGGTGCGGACGTGAAGTTCTTCACCCCGTTCACCGTCTGGGCGCCCGTCAGCAGAACAGCCCCCAACTCCAGGGCCGCGATCTTCGCCGCGGCCTGGTTGATCGCGTCGTCTCTAAGGTTCTCGTCCTCTATCCACCCTGCGTCGCCATCAACATGCGTCCCAGTCAGGCCACCGGCCACGAGATCTCCTTAATTAGTGCGTTGTGCGAAGCGCCTACTGGCTCGGTTGGTGTTGCACCCTCTGGCAGTGCCGGATCAATAAACGTCTGAATAGATGTCGTGATAGAAGCTCGGGTGGTTCGGGTAGTAGCCGGTCGGGGACGTCGCTGACGCGCCCGAAGCCGAGTAAGCAACCGCGATGTACTCGTTAGCCCCCGCTGTCGGCAGATCATCGACGACAGTGCTGTTGGGTGGGAGGTCCGCGAAGATCCGGACCGTGGTCCCGTCTGGGCTGGTCCTGTACAGGTCACAGACGAGGGTGTCCGCGAGCCCGCCTGTGCCCGCAGGGCAACTGATGGTGACCACGACCTGAGGCCGACCCGACCCGGACTGCACCGGGTAAACGATCGGTGTCTGCGGTGGCGCCAGCTGGGCGACCACGGACACGGACGCCCACGGCGACCACAGCCCCCCGTACCTGTACCTGGCGCGCAGGTAGTCGCTGCGGCCCATGCTCATGTCCAACGGGAGCAGCGCCGACCTGGCGGTCGAGATGATCTGCCCGGAGTCGTAGTAGATGACGAGGCCAGCGGCGGAGTCACAGCGTTGCACTTGGTACGCATCCGCCGCGAGGGCGCCCGTCGTCCAGTCCAGTTCGACCGGGGACACGTACAGGAGTGCCCCATTGGTGGGGGACGTGATGGTGGGAGGACCGAGTGCGGCCAGAGTATTTGTGAAGCGGCTTGCGCTGAATGGGGATTGGGCGCTGCTCGCGTCATACGAGCAGATCTGCCACTCCATGAGAGCGCCTGCTGGCCAACTGCCAGCCGGGAGGACATACGAGGTGCCGGTCGTGGCGATACCGGTCAAGGTGGTCGCCCAGGTCCCAGCGCCGGACACTTTCCACCTGATGTCGACCCTCGTGCAGTAGTCGCCGGGGTCGCTGTCGTGGGTCGCCCACGAGAGCGTGTTGTTGACGCTGGCAACGATCAGGCCATTCGCGGGCGGTGCGATGACGGTCGGTGCCATCGGTGGTGCGTTGGTCGCCCAGATCGTGACCAACCCCGAGCCCAACCTCTGGTCGTTGAGCATGCTGGGCAGGATCGCCGCAGAGGACAAATGGCCTGAGCCACCACCACCACCGCCATTACCGCCACCAGCGCCGCCGAACCAGCCACCACCACCGCCGCCGCCCGCGTTGCTGCTCGGGCCGCCAATACCGGGTGCGTAGCCCGTCGTCTGTGTGCCTGCTGCGCCACCAGCGGCGCCAGGGCCGCCATACCCTGCACGGCCGCTACTTCCTCCGCCGTAGCCTCCAGCGACGTTGACCGTGCCGCCCGCGCCATAGCCCCCGCCGCCGCCGCCGCCAGCGGTCAGGATCCGCTCAGCGAGGGAGAACCCACCGATGCGCACATCGCTGGCCCCACCACCGCCCGCGCCGTGCACAGCGCCAGCGTGACCACCGCCGTTCCAGCCACCCTCAATGTTGGTCGATTTGCCACCGACGTTGACCTGCAAGACCGTTCCCGGGGCCAGGATGAAGGACCCGCGAGCCCACCCGCCCTTGCCGCCCAGCGCGTTGCTCTGGAATCCTTCCGCGCCGTACGCCTCGATGAGGATCCAAGTGCTGCCCGGGGCGACGATGAACTCCTGGCTCGAACCAGTCGAGGAGAAACCGGTGACAGTCATCGGCGGGGACCAAGGACGAGCCTGGTTCCGTTGGACAACGCGATGGTTACCACTTCGGCGCCCGGGGTCGGTGACCACATCGCGCCGTCAATCGTCACCGCGTCAGCCACGACACCAGCCACCGACACCACGAGGTCCGTCATCTCGGTGGGGACGGACACCACCACGCCGTCGTCAGGCACGCTTAGGCCACCTTGCCAATCGAAAGGATTTGACTTCCGAGCCTCAACACAGCGCACCTGTCCCCGATTACGGGGGTATAGCTGGCAAGACGCAGTGATGGCACGGCAGTGGCGGACGAGTCCAGTTGAACCAAGAGCGGAACGATGCTGGTCACCGTGCCCGGTTGCGCATTCATGCCGTCTCCATCACGTAAGAACCATCTTCACCGGTGAGGGGGAGTGCCCATGAGCGGCACAAGAGTTTGCGGGGGTCTCCGAGGGCTGCGTCGGAGTAGCCCCACATGTCCGCATGCCACCCGCAAGGGAGGGGTGACATGTTGAACGTCAGGACCTCGGTGACCCGCATCGCGGCCGTCGCGAGCTTCACGCCTTGTGCCACGAGGGATGCTTGGTCGACGGCGTCGAGGTAGACGACGGGGGCGTGGACGATGCGGCCCACGGATGCTTGGGAGGACAGCCCGAGCGAGGGGTTCTGGTGGGTGTATTGGCCTGCGCCCTCAGTTGGCGCGGTGGTGAGTCCGTTCTGGATGTAGCGGAACCAGTTGGGGGCCGCCCACAGGTCGTTACTGACGCGGCGGTCCTCAGCCACGACCCCGGACACGAGGTCAGCGACGTCTAGGTCGTATTCGCTTGGGCGCAGCGCGGGCTCCACATATGGGCCAGATCTCAGTGCTCCGTCTTGGTCGGCCCAGATCCCGCGGTAGTTGATCGCCGCCAGCAGTGCGTTCACAACCCCGAGCCAGGACGGGTTTTCGCTTTGTGGGAACACGATGGGGGTCACGAGGGCTTTGTCTGCGGCGGTGGAGTCGAGCAGGATCGAGGTCGTGATCCCGGCCTCGGTGAGAGCCACCCTGACCGCGGTGAGGACGTTCGCGCCCGCCCCAACGCTGTAACTGTCACCGATGTTGTCCTGGAGCAGATAGAGCAGGTCCATGCCCGTCACGGTGAAGCTGGCGGGGGACTCGGCTAGGGCTGTTTCGGGGGTGTTGAGGAGGAAGATCCCAAGGTTCCACCGCACATTGCTGACGCCCACGGACAGCGAAGACAGAAGCATGTAGGGCCGGATCCGGTCCCTGCCCCACGCCAAAACCCTGCTGATTGTGAGCTCGACCGTGCCATGAACGTTCGCGAGGTTGTCACGTTTGACCACAATGCTGGAGACGTCGGATGAGAGGTCGCTAACGATGTTGAGGCTTGGATCGAGTAACTCGCATCCGAAGTCCACGAACAGGTCCGTAGCCGTGAGCAATGCCCTCATTTGGGTGTCCGTGTACTGCTCACGGGGCGGCGCGGTCAACGCCTGCACTAGACCGCCTCGCTGTAATCAACCTGGGTTACCGTCAAACCAACGTCCGCCAAGGGGCCGTCAACGGTCCAGGTGTCCCGGACATCTAGGGCCATGAATGACCCGAACACGCGCCGCCCGGAGGTGTCCCGCAGGAGCACCACCTTCCCGCGCCACCCCTCAAGCACAGCCACCTCGGCGGCGGTCACGGCTTGCAGGGTCAACGGGAACGCGACCGTGTCGGCTGGGGTCGTGATGACCCTGCGACGGCCACCAGCGTAAGTGCGGACCTGGCCGGCCACAGATGTGCTCGCCACCCGCTCCGTGAAGGACGCGTGCACCGACACTGAAGGGTTGCTGACGTCCGTAAGCCAGAGGTCCGTAAAGACCACATTGAGGGTTGTCATGCGTATTGCCTCTGTCCAAGCTTGTAGTCCCTGGGCAGGGCGCGAATATCGGAACGGAGACCGATGACCTGGGTCAGGAGCTCGTCCCCGCCACCGGCGGCGTTGCCCTGCTCGAGGATGCCCACGAGCCGGTCAAAGGACTGCGTTTGCTGCCCTGTCAGGACCCGCTCCGGGGTTGCGCTGGTGTTGTGGCCGGTGGCCCCCGGCATGAGGTAACCACCCTTGTCGAACCCGTAGGGACGCACCGGGCCACCCTGGGCGTAGCCCCCGGCACGGTTGTAAGCCGACGACAGGGATCCGTAGGTCCGCAGGGCGTAACGGATCGAGGCAACAATGTTGGACAGCGGGTCGTAGATGTTGCTGCTCAGCCCAGGCATCCGGTACGCGTTGAACGTGCTCATGATGGTCTGCATCAGCCCGCGCGACGGGTCGCCGCGTTGAGCGTTGCTGTCCCAGTTGTTGATGGCGAACTGGTTGCCGCCAGACTCCTGGTTCATGCGGCGTAAAAGGGTCTGCGCCAGACCCGGAGACTGGCCCGTTAGCCCGAGAGCTTGCAGGACGATGGGGAGCCAACGCTGCACACCAGAGCCCGCCATCCCGCCACCCATGACACTGGTGCCGCCACCACCCATCGCGCCAGCCAGGCTAGACAGGTCAAGTTTGGTGTGGGCGAGCATCCCACGCCACGCGTCGTTCGCCCCGGCCTGCATCGCCGGGTAGCCCGGGGTGGCGGTGACGATACCGCCGCCAGCGAACCCGTGGAGGGCTTTGCGGTACGCGAAGATCGCGGCGTGCCCACCGGCGGCCGTGACATCAGCGGCGGTCAGGACGTGCTCACCGTGGGACAACATCGCCGGTATCGAGTCGCTGGTGCCCGTACCTGGGCCGACCATGGGGCCACCAGTGGCGGCGTGGGTGAAGATGCCAGGGATGACGGACCCGCCGTCACCGTTGCCGACCATGAACTTTGCCTTGACCTGGACGTCTTTGGGTGTGATGCCGTTCAGGGAGTCCATGACGTTCTTGGCGAACGTGTCGAAGTCATCGGATGCGGTCTTCAGCTTGTCGCCGAGGTCGGGCATCCACCCGAACGCTATGGCTGCGGCGTGCACTACCCCGCCGGCCATGACGATGAAGTTGGTGACGATGAACTTCAGGACCTTCCCAACGACGTCCCTGAGGGTGGTGTACGCGTCGACCCAGAACCCGACCTGGCGGATGTTAAACGCGATCAGGGCACCGAGGCCGGTGAAGATGGCTTTCAGGACTGGGCCCATCAGGGGCAGCCATTTGGTGGTCATGAAGTCGGCGAACCCCTTGAACGCGTCCCGGAGCTGCTTCATCTCGCCCTTGTTGTCTTTGAACGCGTCGGTGACGAAACCGACAGCGATCTTCACCCCATCCCAGGCGTCCTGAAAGTCCTTCTTCAGGACGGGGATCAGCTTGTCGCGGATGAATCCCCACAGGTCTTTGAGCCCGGGGACGAGGTGGTTGTTGACGAAGTCACGGAGGGTTTTGCTGTGGTTGTACCAGTCGATGAAACCCGTGACGAGCCCCGCGACAGCGATGACCGCCAACGCGACCCACTGCCCGCTGAGGGCCGTGGCGATGGCACCGATGGCCACCGCAATAAGGGTGATCTGCTCGGGGCTCATCTTCGCCAGGGTCGACGCGAGCTGGCTGAGGACGTCAAGGATGACCGCACCCAAGGGCGCGAGGCCCACGATGAGGTCCCCGGCGACCTTCAGGAGATCCTTCAGCAGACCCCACACCTTCGGGCCGTTCTCAGCCATGTACGCCATGAACGCTTTGAACCCGCTGCTCCCAGCGAGGCTCTTGGCCCAGTCCGCGAACGACTTGGCCAGGCCGGCGATGACACCCATGACCGTGTCGCCCACGGGGGTGAACGCTGTGAGGAGCCCAGCGAACCCGGTGGCGAGGTCACCCAGGATCTCCCCAAAGATCTTGATGTTGGGGCCGACCGTGGTGGCCAACATGTGGAAGAAGTCTTGCCAGAATGGGGCCTGTAGTGCTTTGCCTGCTTCGCGGAACAGGTCCCCGAGAGCTTTGGAGGCGTTGCCGATGATCTCGGTGAAGACCGGCATGAGGGGCTTCAGGTCCTTCAAGAAGTCTGTGACTCCGGGTAGGAGCCCGCCTTGGGCGGTGGCTTTCAGCTTGTCGAACTCTGGTCGGAGGCTGTAGATGAACTTGGCGAAGTCCCGACCGGCAGGGCTCAGGTTCTTCATCGCCTGGTCGAGGGCGCTCATCGAGGCTGAGCCTGAGGTGGCGGTGGTCGCCATGGCCTGCTGCAACGCGCGCTGCGCTGACGCCACAGACGCCGCCGACGACGCAGCGGAGTTGCCTTGGGCGATCAGGGCCTTCGACACCGCTTCCTGGGCGACGGTGACCTTCTCCGCGCCCGCCCTGCGCGCCTCCGTCACAGCGGACTCAGCGCGACCCAACGCGGACTGCGCGGCGGCTGTGCCGGCGATCGACTTGGCGACGTTCTGCTGCGCCGAGATGACACCCGCGGACCCCTCCACCCCGGCCTTATCCGCGGCCTTCTTCGACTCCACCAACCGGGACTGGCGGGTGGACAAGTCGGTGACCTGCTGCACGGCCTGGTCATAAGCCAACTGCGCCTGCTGGCGCTGCAGGAGCGTCGCGTTCGGGCCAAGGTTCGCCATGGCGAGACGGGCCTGCTGGACGTTCAGGGTCGCCGCGCGCTGACTCAGCGCCCCGTCAGCAACGGAGTTGGTGAGGTCTTCGATGCTCTGCTTCGCTGAGATCCGGGCCTGGGTCAGAGCCAGCTGGGCTTGGCGTTCGCCGTCCTGGGCGGTGGCCAGGGACTGCTCCGCGGTGATCTGCTGCTGAACAGCCGAAGCCACCGCCTGGCCCGCGCTGCGGCGGGCGTCAACAACGCCACGCTCCGCATCAATGACGGCCTGCGCAGCGGACACAGCCGACGCGGCGGCGGATCGTTGCGCGTTGGCCAGGGATGCTTGGGCGCCGGCGATCGCGTTAGCTTGGGCGACACGGGAAGCAGCCGCAGCAGCACCCGTGGCCGCGCTAGACGCGTCGGCCTTACCCATCGCGCCCACGGCGGCGCTGACCCCCGAGAACCCCAAGAACAGGGCACCCAAGGCGGGGCCAGCGGATAGGGCTGCGGACCCGATACCGAGGATCGCCACAGCCGCAGCCCCGGCTACGGGGATGATCCCCGGGCCCAGCGCCAAACCTGCGGCGAGCAGACCACTCATGCTGCCACCGGCACCGCTGGCGCTGGCACCAACCGCGGCGATCTTGGCCTCAGCGGCACCAGTGTCCACATCGACGTTGATCGTTGCCTTGGTGCTGTTGGCCTCAGCCCGCAAAGCCAGAATCTCCGCTTTCGCGGCAGCGGTGTCGGCCTCAACCTTCAGGCGTGCGTCACCAATCTGGGTTTTGAGCGCAACCAGTTTGGCTCTCGCCTCGGTGTCGTCAGCGTTGACCTTGATCGCGGCTTCCGTCGCGGCGATCTGCTGCTTCAGGTCAATGATCTTCACCCGGGCAGCAGCGGTGTCGACCTGGATCGCGAACGACTTGTCCTTGATCTGCTGGCTCAGCTCAGCCAGTTTCGCCTTGGCTGCCGCGTCCTGAATGTCGACGCTGACGTTGGCGACACGGTCACGGGTCAGTTCCGTGACCTTCGCCTTCGCCGCGCTGTCCTGAACGTCGACGGCGACACTGGTCACCTTGTCGCGAGTGACTTCCTGGATCCGCTCAGCGGCGGCCTTCACGTCGGCGTCGACGTTGACCATCACGTCGGGCAGGCGGGACAGGTCCGCTTTCAGGCGCTGCGCGAAACGAGACGTGTCCGGAACCACCGACACCTGGACGGACCCAACGTTGATCGAAGACATCAGGCTCCTTCTCGGTGTCGTTGACGCAGGTTGGCGAGGTAGGCGTCGGCTGCTGGGTTGATGGCGCGGACGTTGTCCCGTTTCACGCCAGGCCGTGGGAACGGGCGGGGTTTCTCGGCGGCCTGGTCCGACTTGGCCCAGACGAGCCAGTCGATGCCGTCACCGACCCGGGCCAGCAAGTGGTCCGCCAGGGACCACGGGCCGTCACCCTCACGGGCAGGTAGCGCGGCGACCTGTTCGGGCGTCATTGAGTCCCGAAGCGCGGTCCTAGTCGCGGACTCAGGTGGCAGATGGTCGATGAGGACCCCCAGCCGGCGAAGGCTGAGCTTGCCGGTGAAGACCCCGGCGAGGTCCACGCGGTAGTAACGCTGCAGGTCGGCCTCTACCGCTTCGGGCTGCGCTGTGAGGCAATCCCAGATGGCCCCAAGCCTTTTGGGGTCTGCCCTGTTGCCTCACTCCACGCCTCGAAGAACACCTCAACCTCGTCCATGTCCGGGTCGAGCTTCGCCCACTCCTTGTACGACTCCGGAGTCAGAGCCTTCTCAGCCCAGGTGTCGAAGTCGCCCTGGCGCATCGCCCGCACACCGGACGCTTTCCACTTCTTCACCGGCTTGACTGTCAGGTTCACGGACCCGGCCGCGGTCACCAGCTCGATGAGGTTCGACCCGTCGTCGGTGGCTTCGACCTCAAGGGCCTGCAGTGCTTCACTCATGACGCTCCATTCGGTGGTCCGATGGTCCGAAGGTGGGCGTGACTGTCGGACCAACAGCCACGCCCACCGAACAGGGTCAGTGCTTCAGTGCGTCGACCAGAACCGACCAGTACGTGGAGTTGCCGAGGGTGTCCGGGTAGGCGGTGAACGACACGGGGTAGGAGATCTCGGACCCGGGGGCCGCTGTCCAGCCCTGTACCGTGGTCGCCGCCAACGATGGGCAGTAACCGCGGATGTGGTTCAGGCCATCGACGATGTCGAAGATCCCCGCGTACCGGGGAAGGTTCGCTGGGCCCTCCGTGAACTGCATCAGGCCACTGGTGTCCGCGACAACACCGCCCAGAGGGAGCCGGTTGGCGATCGCCAAGCTCACCGGGTTGGTCTCCAGGAACGTCACGTCGAACGTGGTGGCCTTCTGCGAGATCAGGGTCCGCACCGGGCTCGTGGTCCCGTAGGCGAACAGCTGCTTGGACTGCTCGTTGATCTTCTTCGCCAGACCGGCGTCCGAGCACCATCCGCCGTCAAGGAACCCTGCAGGGATGATCGCGGTCGCAACGTTCGTGGCCTGCACACCCGGGGTGGTGACGGCGATCGCCACCGCGGGGGTGGTGCCGCCGGTCAGCAGCGCCGCACTGGCGGTCAAGGGGACCTGGACGATGTCCGCGGCGAACGTCGCGGTGTACGGGCTCGTGGCGCCAGTGACGGTGACCTTGCCTGCACCCACGGTGGACAGTGCCACCAGGGCGGCAGTGACAACCGCGGCAGCAGCGTTGTACGCGATGCCCGTCGTGGTCGCACCGTTGTAGGTCAGGGAGAATGTGCCACCTGTGGGCACACCACTGACCGTGACTGTCTGGATGCCGGCGGTGCCGGCCGCAGCGACGGGGCCACCGGTGTACTCGGGGGCGAACCAGGAGAGGCTTTTGCCACCCACACCAGCGAGAATGTTTCTGTTATCGGTCATGGCTGAACCAAACCTTTCGGGGATACGGCGAAACCCCCGACAATCGGCGGGGGCTGGTGGGGCTGGTCCGGGGGTGGAGTGTTACGGGTGGTCGCTGACAACCACTTGGTACGTCGCGACAAAACGCCGCAGGTTCGTGTCGTCGTAAGGAACCCAGTGCGGGGCACTGATGGTCTTGGTCCTCGTGACCACGCCCCCGCCCAAGGTTTGGCCGGGGAGTTGGTAGCGGATCGCGGCCTGCGCAGCCAGGGCGAGGGTGCGGGCAAGGATCCGGTTCGTGTGGAAGACCTCCACGTCGACCGTTGCCTCATCGATGGACACGGTCGGGTCCGCGCCACCGATACGGTCCACGCTGATGACTGGCAGGGTGGTGGACAGGTTCGCTGGGGTCTCAGTGACCGAGCGCACAGCCATGGTGTTCCCGAGCCACACGGCCAGGGCCTGCTCAACGTCCGGGTAGGTGCCCATCAGTCGCGCGCCGCGTCAATGGCGTGCCCGAGGGTGCGGTGCTTGGGGGTGTCGCCGGTCCCGTACTCCACGTACACGGCGTGCGGTGAGTCGTTGACCACGGCGGCCTCAGCGCGGTCATGGTGCACACCGCGATGCTTGCCGTGCTCGAGGTGGAAGCTGTCCTTGTAGTGGGCCAGGTCCCGGTCTTTCGCGTCGAAGGGCGCGGACGCTACTGCGGCAGCCATCAGCAGCTCCGCGCGGCGCACCATCTCGGCCTCGACCTCGGCACTGTTCAGTAGCTCACCGATGCCGTGGTAGTCCGCGCTGAACCGGCCCATCAGCCGGTCACCAGCTTCAGGTGAACCTCAACACCGGGGCTCCACCCGGTGAACGGTGACACCCACGCGTTCGCCTTGCCGTCCACCTCGTAGGTGTCGCCACGGACAATCAGCCGATCAGTGGGTTTCAGCACGGACCCTGCGGGCAGGTAGACGGTCGGCTTCACCGTCAACACGTCCTGTCCCTGCACGGCCTCAAGGCTCGTGCCCGGGTTGAACACGCAGCCCGCCAGGAATGTCGGGGTGTCCGTGAACACGTCGTTGCCGTCGCCGTCCTCACCCGTCACGGCCCTATCAAGGACCGTCACCGGCTCACCGAACAGGATCACAGCCCGCCGCCGTAGATCTGCTGACCCAGGAGGTGCCCGCTGCGGTAGTAGTCGTAATCCCACGACGGCAGACCCTGCCCCGGGGCCAGGACACCCTTGGCGACAACGGCCGTGGTGGCGGTGCCCGTCAACGCGGCGGTGTCCACAGTGATCGTGGGAAGGGGCGTGGTCGCCAGGAGCCCACCAAAGGTCAGCAGGTAGGTGCCGGTGACGGCGATGTTCCCGGCGCCGATCACACCCAAGGCTTCCATCGCGGCCTGCACAACCCCGGCCGGCGCGTTGAACGCGATTGGTGCGGTCGAGGCGCCAGCGAAGACGACCCGGAACGTGCCCGCGGTGGCGGTCACCGTCAGGGACATGACCGCGGACACACCAGTGGGCAGGATGTCGACGGAGAACGCCCCACCACGGCCCGAGAGCCGCCGCAGGGTGGCTTTGTTCGCCCTCGACAGGTACAGGCCCCCAAAGCCCGAGCTGTGGCTGACACTGAACGGCCCAACACTCTCAGCGGTCACATTCTGCGGGTTCGGGAACGCCCGCGCCGCCACATCAAGAACCGTGCCCTTCGCCGTGTCAGGCAGGGGCGTGGCGATGGTCTCGCACAAGTCCTGCGCGAGTTGGAGGATCAGCGTCGCCCGGACTGTGTCGATGCCTGGGGTGCCCAGGTACGTGTCGAGCTCACCAGCCAAAGCGATCGGTGCTGTGCTCATGCTGTCCTCCCTTCGGTGCAGGACTGGGGCGGTCAGGGCTTCGCGGGGGCCTTCGACGCGGGCTCAGTCTTGGCCTCGACGATGCCGAACCCTTCCGTGGCGCGGACAATCTCAGCGACCTTCGCGTCATCGGTGCCGAACCCGTACACGGCGAGGCCGTCAACGGTGTCACCGCCCCGCACACGCTCGAAGTCGGCGACGACCTTCTCGCCGGACATGATCGCCACGCCGTGGGTGGCTTTGAAGTTGAACTTCATGGGGGTGCTCACTCTCCGTAAAGGGCCAGGGTGAAGCTGGGCGTGGTCCCGGTGACAACCCACGACACCCGGTAGTACGCGGGCGCGGTCCCGGTCGCCAGGCGCACCGGGCAGGGGGATGAGATGACGGTGCGGGCCACCGTCGACAACGCAGCCGAGGACACGCCCGCAGACCATGACGACGGCGGGTATGTGGACGTGTCCGGGCTCGTCGCCCACTGCACCGTGAACACCACGGTCGGGGCGGTGCCAGACACGGCGCTGATAGCGGCGATGACGTCGAACCCGGTGGGGTCCACGTCATCCTCAGGGGACAAGGGGCCGGTCGAGCCGGTCGCTGTGATGACCGAACCCGCGGGGCGGATCGTCTGGTAAAGGTCCGTGTCAGCCACGGGTCAACTCCTTAGGCGGTAGGTAACAGGGGGAGCCGGACGTTAGGGGCGCCGTGTTGACGCCCCTAACGTCATGCGACTCAGGTCAGGCCGGTGAGCTGCCCGTGGAACGTCTCCGGGCCGTACTCCAGACCGATCTCGCCGTACATCTGGAACTTCCTCGCTGAACCCACCCGGGCCAGCTCCTCCACGAACAGGAGGCCCTTGCCGGGGATCTCCAGGAACACCGGGGCGCACACGGACAGGTCCACGATCGCCAGGCCCGTGGCGGGCATCCAACGGTTGACCATGACCCCGAACGTCCCGAAGTCCGTGACCAGGGTGTCGATGTTGATGCCACCAACGTTGCGCGTCATGGTCGGCTGGTTCAGCACCGACGTCGAGTACAGGTTGCTCAACTTGACCTTCTGGTCCGGGCCAACCATGAACACCGTGCTCGCGGTGGGCAGCTTCGCGCCGGCGGTGAAGCACTTGATGAGCAGCGCGTCCACAGCGGCCTTCGTCAGCGGGCCAGCGACCGCGGTCACGTTGGTCGTGATCGCCGCCAGGATGCCCCGCGTCTTGCGACCCGTGAGGTTGTCCGCGGGCTTCGCGTACGTGCCCGAGATGAACGACTGCTCGACGTCAACAGCCATCGACTCAAGCTCAGCCTGGGTCTGCACCTGCAGCTCGTCCAGGAGCAGGTCGTCGGGCTGGGCCGCGATGTTCGCACCAGCGAAGTTGCCCTTCGCCGCCAGGCGGCTGTAGGACACCTCGATCGCGCTGTGATGGATCTCGACCACGTTGGTCACGTTCGACCGGGACCGCTCAGTGCCGTTCGGGGCGTTCGCGCCCTCCAGGCCCACGTTGCCAGCGGTGCTGACGCGGCGGTCGATGGTCTGCCACTCGAACTGGGTTGCGGTGGTCTTCTTCGCCCCCACGAGGCCGCCAATGGCGGACAGGAACGGGGTCTCGGTCGGTGTCACGGTGAAGAGTTCACCGTGGTAGTTCGGCAGGGTGAAAATCGTGCCCTGCCCGGAAACAGCAGCCATCTCAGGCTCCAATCTGGGTTGTTACCGAGCAGGCCGGCGGCCTGGCTTCAGCTAGTTGCGTTCTTGAGAGTCATCGCGGACTTGAGCCGGATGGCGGTCCTCGTGTCGCCCGCCGCAACAGCGGCAGCGATCTGCTCATTCATGCCAAGCGGCGCGGACGCCGAACGGCCCTGAGCAGGGTTGGGTTTCATCGGCGCCTGGCCGCTGATCTTCCCCAGGTGTGGCTTGCGGGCCAGAAGGTCCGTGAGGTCCGTGGTGATCGCCGCCACATCCACGTCGCCCTCACCGTCGGCGTACTTCGCCAAGTCAAGGAACGCGGACGCGTCGGAGGGGTCAGCGAACGTGGCAGCAGCCAACGCCCGCACCTCCGCGCCGACAGCCCGGGACAGGAGCTTCCCTGCCCGCTTCTCAGCCTTCGTGGCGGCCTCGCTGGCGCGGTCCTCCGCGGACTTCGACGCCTCAGCGAGCCGGTCATACTCGGCGGCTTTCGGCTCCGCGTCACGCAGTTTCCCCCGGTAGGACGCGGCCTCACTACGGGCCTTGGTGACCTCACCAAGGATCGCCGCACGGGCCGTGTCGTCCAGGGATGCGAGCAGGTCCTCCAGGGACTTCTTCGGCTCAGCAGGCTTCGGCGGGGCCGGTGTCGGGGCGGCTTCCGGTTCCGCGGCAGGCGGGACCTCAGCGGCAGGGGCGGGCGCTTCGGGGGTGGGGGTGGTCGGCTCGGTTTCGGGCATGGTTGGTGTCCTCCAGGGACGGGATGGTGGTCAAAACCCCGGGCCAGCCGGGGGGTTACTTGTTGCGGATCTGCTTGCGCAGGTCAGCGATCTTCCGCGCGATCTCGGCGCGGATGCTGGGGGATGTCGCGCTCTTCATCAGGGCTTCGAGGTTCTTCAGCTTGGATGCGTCCTGGTGGCTCATCGGGGTGTCACCGAGCTGGGGGCTCTTGCTCTTGCTGCCCTTGTTCGCAGAGCCGCTGACCTCACGGCCCTCCATGGCCTGCCGGAACGCGTTACGGGCATCGTTCCCGTGGCGGCCCTTCGTGGAGTCCTCCCACAGGGCCTGCATCTCACGCATGTGCGCCGACGGCTCATGGGCGGTGAACACAGGCTCCGCGTGGCACTGGCACAGGCCCCCGCTGCGCCCGTTGGGGGTGTGCGCCCTGAAGTTAGCTGTCTGCTTCGAGGTGTAAAGCATCCCCGCGCCGGCCCTCAGCGCCAGCATCACGCAGAACGAGCACGCGCCCGGGGAAGTGACCCGAGCCCAACCCTTCGCGTACTTGTCCTCCCGCACCGCGGCGATGATCGTGTCCCGGCCCTGGTCTAGGACCAAGTTCGACACGGCGCCCTCGAGCCGCTGCAAAGCAACACTCTCAACCTCAGGGGAGATCGGCCCATACAAGTCCGTGGTCGCCCACTGAACCGCAGACTCGATCACCGCATCCGGTTGCGTAGGAGCGATCCTCAGCACCGGGCGCCCAGGGACCCCCGCAGCCAAACGCTCCGACGCGTAGTAATCCAGGGCAGCAGCAGCCGAAGCCTGCCCGTAGCGGGCCACGATCGCCTGGACCGCCGCCAGGAACCGGGGCATCGACGCCGCCAGGCTGTGCAGATCCAGTAGGGGCCACGCCTCACGCAGCAACGCCGGGATCAGTGAGACAAGAGCGGACTGCCCCACCTGATGCTCATCCGAGGCCCGTGGTGGCGCCTCAACCGTTGCCGGGGACACCGACCGGGACCTTCTTCGGCATCAACGCAGGCGACGGACCCACCACGGCGGGGCTTGGGGTGGTCATCTGCGTCTGGTCTGCGGTCACCGACTTCGCCGTCCGCAACGCCTTCGCCTCCATGCTGTGCGCGATCTGCTGCAACATCGACGCACCCTGATCGACCTTCCGGTCCTGCTCCAGACGGGCACGCTCCACAGCCGAATACCCCAACCGCTTCAACGTCACATCGCTCGTGGCCGGGATCGCACCCGACGCGATCTGCTTCGTGATCGCATCCGAAGTACCCGCCAAGGTCTGTGGGGCAGGGTCACGCCAATCCGTCTCAATCCGGGACGCACCATCCGGCAACGACCCATCACGGATCAGCAACGCCACCCGCATCGTCTCCTCATGGGCCTCACCAAAGTTGATGTGAGTCCGACGAGCCCGCGCGATGACCTCCTCGTAGCCCGCCCGGATCGCGTCCGCTGACGCCGGGTTCCCATCCGGGTGGATCCCCAAGAAATGCGGCGGCAACCCCATGTGGCCGGC